GGTTCGAGAGATGGGATGGCAAAGTTCGATGAGGCACCTCATGGCCAAGATGCACGGCTCCCGACTTCATCAAGCAGGTTTGCCTGAGGGCTACAAGGTCAAATACTGGCCCAGTAAGTACCTTTCTGGTGCTGGCATCGTGTCGGCCCACCCTGTCGGACAACGACCGTCTGGAACTAATTGGCACAGTGCGCTGTCTTGGGACAACCAGGGCAAGATTGACAACGTCGACACCAAGCCTGAGCACCAACGTAAAGGCCTGGCCAACGCTCTATTCCAGCACGTTCTGGACAACTACCGCCCCGACCTGATGCATGACCGCTCTTTGACTGCTGACGGACGAGCGTGGTCTGAGAGTGTGGGTGGCCAGCCGTATGACGATGAAGAGTATCAGCGCCGTCTGAAGGCACGCTGATGGCTCTCGTCGCGGCACCGCAGGAACTCTGCGACATTCTGGGCAAGCTGGCCGTCCAGAAGGCCCGTGAGGACGTCGCCGGACGCGGCTGGAAGTCCTCCGGTGCTCTGCAGCCGGTCACCGGTCAGGGCGAGGTCGGCATTCGGTCGACCATGAAGCACTTGCTCTACCAGAACTCGGGCGTCAAGAGCTTCCTCATGTACTGGGCTGAGGGGCGCACCGTTCCGATGGGCTGCAAGCAGGGCGACGGTCCACACTTCGTCCGAGTCAAGCCCGGCACTGTCGGCACGCCCGGCTACGTCAACATCCCGCATCGGGGCAAGGTTTGGCGTGATCAGCGCTGGAAGTATCCCGGCCTGCAGCCCAAGCGGTTCATCGAAGACGCCATCGCCAGCACGATTCGTGAGAACCGGCAGCTGATCAGGACGTACGTCTTGAAGTCCATCACCCAGGACAGGAGCAACATCCCATGGCTGACCTAGGCCCTGAGTTCAGGGAGAACGCCTCCATCCCCGGCAGCACACCCGGCGGCGTGATCGAAGGCGTCAAGACCGCTGTGGTCGTGGCGCTCAAGCAGTCCATCCAGGGCACCACCCTGGGCACCAACATGAGCGGTACGGACGTCTCAGTCGAGATGGAGTATCCCATGATCAAGGAGCACTACCCCGGCATCTGGGTGCAGTTCTCCTTCACCGAGTTCATGAATGCCGGTATCGGCATGGAGCTGCCCTTCAAGGAGGACGACGGCAACTGGGCGGTGCTCAAGGAGTTCCAGTTCAAGGGCACCGTGACGATGACCATCATGGCTCTGACCAACCTGCAGCGAGACCGCATCTCTGACCAGGTCGTCACCATGATGATGTACGCCCGCGCGCCGCAGTACGTCATCACCGACCCGGCGAAAGACACCCAGCAGTTTCGGACCCTGTCCAAGAGCCTGGCGTCCAACCCGTACATCGCCATGACGATCGATCACGACTCACTGCAGCCCGGCGGGCAGGGGATGACCCCCGGTGTGCCCTGGGACCCCGAGCTGCCCGGCTACGAGGACAACTACAGCTTCTCGATTCTCGGCCAAGCCAACATCGTCTTCCGTCACGACGGCACCTACACGCTCAAGGCAATCGACGTCGGCAACACCAAGATCGAGCCGCCAGGCCGATTCGACTGGCAATGACCCTGTGACCATGCGGGCGAACACCACGAAGACATAGAAGGCAGGGAGAGGACCACTCAGAATGGCAATTGACTTCACGCGCTACCAGAACCCCGGCGTGTACATCGAGAACATCGGTGGCCCGCAGCTGGCTGTTCGCTCGTCGGTTCCGACTGCCGTGGCGCTGTTTGGCCAGGCCATCGGCTACCGCACCTTCACCGAGTCCATCACCATCAACCCGGACGTCGACCCTGACACCCCGGCGCTGAACAAGACGCTGACCCAAAAGGGCATCAAGTCGTCCACGGTGAAGGTGGTCAATCCGAACTCCGGTCAGGTCTACGTCGTCGGCACCGACTACGTGGTGACCCGCGTAGCTGCCGGTGAGGACGCCACGGTCAACACCCGTGACGACACCTACACGATCCAGCGCGTCATCGACGGTGGTCACATCGATCCAGGTGACATCGTCCAGGTGTCGTACAACTACACCGACCCGACCTATTTCGAGGTGTACGCGTTCTACGACTACGACGATGTCCGGGACATGTACGGTGATCCGTTCGACGCTTCGGGCAACATCCAGTCTGAGCTGTCGCTGTGTGCCAAGTTCGCCTTCATCAATGGTGCCAGCACCGTCTTGACCTGCGCTGTCGACCCGGAGAACCCGGACTCGGTGACTATGGCCGATTACGCCGATGCGCTGGACAAGTTCCGTGATGAAGAGCAGATCGCCATCATCGTGCCCTGCACGGGTGCGCAGGCTATTCAGCAGCTGGTGCTGCAGCACGTCACCGCGCAGTCGAACAACAAGTTCGAGCGCATGTCGATCATCGGCATGGACGGTTCGGTCACTCCGGTGCAGTCGAGCACCCGCATCGCCAACGCTCAGGCTCTCGGCACCAACGGCGGCGAGCGAATCGCACTGATCAGTCCGTCCAACTTCACCTACTACGCCCCGGAGCTGAACACTCCGATCGTGCTGGGTGGCCAATACATGGCTGCCGCCGTCGCGGGCAAGGCTGTGTCGATGGGTGCGGCCATGCCGCTGACCAAAAAGTCCATCAGTGGCTTTGTCGGTCCGGTCGAGATCATGCGTGACGGTCTGAAGAGCCTGGAGTCGAGTCAGGGTCTGATGGTGATCGAGAAGACCCGTCGTCAGCAGGTCCAGGTGCGTCACGGTGTGACCACCAACCCGACCGATCTGAACACCGCCGAGTGGTCGATCATCCGTCAGGGTGACGTCATGGTCTACCGCATCCGGGACTACCTGGAGGCTGACGGCCTGATCGGTATGCCGATCTACGACGAGACGATTGTGCAGGTCAAGGCTTCCGCTGAGGCCGCTCTGACATCTCTGGTGACCGACGAAGTCATCCGTGGATACCGGAACCTGAAGGCCCGCCAGATCGCCATCCACCCCGACGTCATCGAGGTTCGGTACGAGTGGCGTCCGGCTTACCCGCTGAACTTCATCGTCGTGAAGTACTCCATCGCGGTGGAGACCGGCGACATCACCGTCAGCGGCGACAACACCGTCAACGGCGGACTGTAATCCCCGTCCAGTGACTCTGAGGGAGAGACATGGAATCCAAGACCCGCATCGGTGGTAGCGGCCTCACCACGATGACGTTCCGGGGCACCCGGCTGGCGTACCTGCAGACCTTGCAGGACACGCCGCCACAGCCGGTGGCCGGTGCGCAGGTCGTCCAGGCGATTGACGACGAGACCCCACGTGAGATCGTGACGGCTCTGGCCGTCGGCGCGGGCTCTCTGCGTCTGACCTTCTACGAACTGTGGAACCAGCCAGTCTGGTCGTCGCTACCGGGTCTGGAGGGCACCAACAACCTTCTGGACGTGCTCAAGCGCCAGATTCAGATGGGCGAGGTGACCTGCCGCAAGCTCATCAAGAGTCCGTCGGGCATCACTCGCGCGCGCGTCTACCACGGCTGTGTCATCACTGACATTGACGAGGGTGAGCAGATCAACATCGGCACCATGACTCTGCCGAAGACGATCACCATGCAGTACATCCGAACCACCGTCGTCTGATGTACAAGCGGGCGCGGCGGGAGCTTCTCCGCAACATGCCGGTCATGGCCACAGCCTTGGTCGTGTGGGCGGCGTCGGTCGCAGTTCGACTCTCGGTGGGGTTCGATGTTGGTCGCATCTTGTCCATCTTCTTGATCTCCGCCTGCATGTTCATCGTCGGTGCCCTAACTGAACGCGTCCGCCGAATCAACTACGAAGAGAAGATGAAGGAGCGAGTGTGAGCTTCCCTATTCAGACCCAGAGCCAGCAGTTCGCAGGCTTCGACGGGGACCCCACCCGGTACGCCCAGCGCGACCGTGTGGCCGTCTTCGACGTCGATGGCGACGTTCACGACTACCTTGCCGGTCCATCCATTCAGGCGGGTCTGCTCAATACCCGCACGGCGGTGGACGTCTCCCAGATGCCGCCGAACAGTCACGCCTACCACCAGGATCAGTACGCGCCGGTACCAAGCCCCAACCCTCGCTTCGAGCCTGACGGCTATGCCGAAGAGCCGACGTATCCGGGTGAGGCCGAAGATGATCAGTCCGGCTACAACTGGGGCCCGGCACCACAGCATGACCCCGGCGCTGAGCCCGGTCCGGACCCCAACTTCCACGACGGGCAGCCGCACCCATTCGGTACCCCGGTCTATCACCCCGGAGGCTCGTCTTTTAGCACGGCCCGTCATCGCACTGCCGATGATGGCGGGTCTGATCTCCCGGCATTCACGCCCAACCTCTACTCCCCCGAGCGCAGGCAGGATGCCAACTCCATGCTGCTCGGTGGCGAACCTGAGCACTGGGTTACCGCTGCAGCGGTCACTCCAGCACAACCTGCCGCTCCAGCCGCGCCCGTCTGGCTGGGGCACTCCTTCGTGCCCGCACACCGAGTCGGTATGCCATGGCGCGGCCAGACCCTTCCAGGGACAGTGACACACCTGGATGGCACCAACGTCGGCGTCCGGTGGGACGACGGCCAGCACTCGGTTGAGGAGCCTTCGGCTATTCACCCGCTTTACTAGTGAGGAATTAGGTAAGTGACCTACCCCAGCGATGACGTCCCAGTGGACCCCACAATCGAACCAGGCATCGCGCCACCGGCCCGAAAAGGCAAGAAGAAGGCTCCGGTGACGGACGAGTCCGTTGTCTTCAAGGATGGCTCTGATCTGGAAGAGTCCTCGGACCCCGAATGGGCCACCGAGGACCGCACCATTGTCGGCGAGCTGATCGAAGACGAGATCGAAGAGCCTGAAAAGCGCCTGGTACTGACCTTGGAGGAGCGCACCGATCTCGCCAAGCTGCTGACCGTCGGTCGGCGCACCAAGAAGATCACACTGGCTGGTCACCAGGTCACCATCCAGACACTCAAGGGTGACGACGAGATGCGTATCGGCCTGTTCACCAAGCCCTACCTGGACACTCAGGGGTTTGCTCGGGCCTACCACGTCGGTGTCTGTGCGGCGAGCGTCGTGGAAATCAAGGGACAGCCCTTGTGGGATTCCCTGATGCCGATCGAAGACCCCACCGAGCGGTTCAACAAGAACGTCGAGGCGATCGGCCAGTTCTACCCGATCGTCATCAGTCGCCTCTACGACGCTGTCATGGACCTGGAGCGCGAGTTCGCCCAGCTGGCTATCAAGCTGAATCTGCTGGGAGACCCGGCAAAAAAATGACCCGGCTGGACGATGAGACCGAGAATCTCATCAGTCTGGCCTGGCACCAGGGCATCCTGCGTCAGCCATCTCTGAACGCTTTCCAGTTGTTTGCTGCTCGGTACCAGATCAAGCGTCAGCGTGAACAGTTCGTCGCCGATGCGGACAACATGTTGGAGAAGGGGCTGTACTACCTGAACCAGCCGCGTCACCAGGAGTTGTTCCCCGAACTGTATGAGTCCACCCACGAACCTCTGACTTTCGCGGGCAGGCCCGTAGAAGAGGTAGTACGGGACGTTGACGAGTATGACCGCTACTTCGCCGAACTGGAGAACAAGCGCGT